CCAAAAGATAAGGCCGACTACTACGCAATATTTATACATAAAACCAAAGAGATACTTTACATTGACCCGACTGAATATGCTCAAAAAAACCAAGGTTAAACGAAAACCCAAGAAGAAGTCATCTACCCATTATCGTAAACTTTGCGTAGGGAAAGCCAAATTAGAGGCCAAGAAGAAAGCTAACTATATTTGTGAAAGATGCAGGGTGAAAGTAGAAGGAGCAAATGCTCACGGCTCACACATATTACCAGAAGGAGCGTATCCACTGATGAGTGCAGAAGTTAAAAATATTCTTTGTCTTTGCTATAGATGCCATATTTTATTCTGGCATAAGAACCCTCACGAAGCGACAGAGTTTTTCAATACTAAATGGCCCGGAAGATACAAAGAATTACGGGAAATGGCCGAAGAAAAGAAGAAGCACATAGTAAACTGGGAGAAGCGGTGGGAAGAAATTAATAACCTAACATGAAAAACAAAAAACAAACTTGTAACCAATGCCAAGACGATATGATGGCTAGCGTAGTAGATGATACTTTATCTGTTAATTTTTGTGCTAGACCTGAATGTCCAAGTTACGCATTATTACAAGTTGGGCAAGAAGAAATGATGAGAATTGCAGACTTACTAGAAGAAATTAAATCCCAAACTAAACCCCTAAACCATAATAAGAAGACTTTATGAAGAAATACCAAATAATATACGCAGACCCACCTTGGCGTTACGACTTCTCAAAATCGGACAACAGGGAGATTGAGAACCAGTATCCAACAATGAGTGTGGACGAGATTTGTGCCTTGAATGTGCCGAGCGAAAAGAACGCTGTGCTGTATCTTTGGGCTACTGCACCGAAGTTGCGTGAGGCGTTGAAGGTAATGGAAGCGTGGGGATTTGATTATAAAACTCACGCCATTTGGGACAAGGAGATTATTGGAATGGGGTATTGGTTTCGTGGTCAGCATGAACTCCTGCTTGTTGGGGTAAAAGGAAAGTTCAGTCCTCCAACGCCAAGTTATCGCATTTCATCTATATTCAAAGAAAGGCGTGGTAAACATAGCAAAAAACCTCTAGCAATCAAAGACCACATAGCAGGATGGACAGCGAACGCTTCTAGGTTGGAAATGTTTTGTAGAGAAAATAACTCTCCAATGTGGGATGTCTGGGGAAATGAAGTAGAATCAGATATAATACTTTAAGTAATAAGAGTGGGTGGGTTTAATTCAGGAGTGGCGGAATAGAAGACGTTATCCTTAATGAACAGATATGGCATCGTAGGTTCAAATCCTACCGAACTGGAAGTGATACCATATCGTGCGAGGTGTAAAGCTGAACAATATATAAAGTCACTTACTGACAATCTATATCAACGGCACAAATCCTCGCCTCCTGAACTTAGCCCATCTAAAAGAGGATTAAATAAATGAAGAAAGTTTCAAAACCAAAATGTGCGTATCATAAACTAAGAAACGCTAAATACCAATGCTATTGCGGAGTTAAGATTTGTGAAGAATGTAAAGATTACAACGAAGGAGAATGTCCCGAAGACCAACAAGAACATCACGAGATAAGTAGGATTTAGTATATGACTAAAGGATGTTGCCAAAAATGTGTAGGAGTAACAAGTAACTATATTTGTATTAATATGCAATGTCTTTGTCATAAGTCCGAGGTAAGCTACAAAGAAGATTTTGAAACTAAAATTAATGAATTAGTCAGAGATTTAACAAGTATACTCCCAATGAGTAAATCTGAAGCCCGAATAAGGATTGGAGAACTTGTCACTGAAGCTGTATCTAAGAGAAACGAGGAAGTAAAAGACTTAATAGTAAAGGAAGCTAACATAGCCCGAAGTGAAGGAGAGAAAACATCTAGGCTGACCAGTCTTTATAATATGGTTGATTCAGTTCAGGGGCGGTGTGGGAATATCCACGCTGTAAAACCACCTGGTGTCATAGCGTAAGAGATTGGGCAGAAAATATGTAGCGTGTGATGTCCTAATCCAGCAAGGAGCAATCCTAAAATGCCACTAAAAGAGAAGCAATAGAATGGAGCGAAAGCCCCTTGTGAGTACCTCGTACGAGGAAATTCTAAGTTCTATTGTGAGTGCTTTGCCTCTGAACTGAGTTAGTCAGATAAATTATTTTGGATACACAGATAGTAGAGGTCGAATACTATTAAAATTAAAAGATATTAAATCAGATGGAGAACAACGAACCAGTAAATTGCAGTGAATGTGGTAGAGTGCTTTTTAAAGTAAGCGGGGATTCGATTAGTGAAGATACTGACGTAGTGATAAGGTGTGCTTGTGGCGAATTACAGAGGGTAACTGCCTACACAGTGCTTAAAATAAAAGTAGAAGCAGCTTAAAAAGATATCCACTTTTGTCTATTGTGTCAAATAAAAGTATAAATTATAATTAAGATGTTGATAGTTCTAGGTCTACGGGCTTAGCGCGAGATCGTAACTCCATTCTTACGAGGATGTACTATCGACCTACGTTTTTTACGTAGGCCGAGGTACATCCTTTTTGTTTATGATAAATGAGACTGGTGAAGAAGTAAGAGTTTCGTTGTTCTTTTTATAGCTCTCGGTACTTGATGCTATTCAATAGATTTATAGAGAGTCACTTGCAAGCTCAAAAGCTGAACAAAACTTATATAACATCTTGCGTCATAGCTGAGAGTCCATGGTCGAATTGTTGGCTGCGACGCTCTGGGTACGAAAGTATCTTGAGAAAAAGTTAGCAATGGGAGTTATAAATAGAACCATGAAGAAACTAGCAGAGAATACAATTGTATTTTTAGCATTAACTTTGTATACATTATTCTTTTGGAGATTTATTTGGAATTAAAGGTACCGGGCATCGAAAGAGACAGATTACTCTTCTCTCAATCGATTATAGGAGGTCATTTTTAAATAAAAAGTCAATTATGCCGTTATCAAAAGGAAAGTCTAAAAAAGTAGTCAGTAAGAATATCTCTGAGTTAATGCATTCTGGCCGGCCCCAAAAACAAGCCATAGCAATTGCAATGAATGTAGTTAATAAATCAAAGAAGAAAGGTCGAAAAACAACAACAGATAATTTTATGGGAGGCTACCATGGCTAAAAAAAAAACACGAAAACCAAGATATTAAAGAAAGTGCGAATTAAAGAGGAGCACCGGGTTTTGCTAAAACAAATATCAGATGGTATCAGAAGAGGAAAGTCAATGGAAGAATGTATGTTGGAACTTAATTATTCCCCTTCTTATGCAAAAAGTTCAACCCATCTAAAAGAGACTGATTCATGGAAAGAATTAGTAAATCAAGAGTTACCAGATGGAAAGTTAATAAAGACAGTTAATTATTTATTAGATCATAAAGAATGGAGAGCTAAGGATGCAGGCTTAGATAAGGGTCTAAAGATAAAAGGAAAATATGCGCCAATCAACATCGATATTAAGAGGAGAAGATCTGTTGAAGAGATTGAAGACGAAATCACCGGAACATTATCAGAAATTGGTGAACTTATACGAGGAGAGAGATGAGGTTATTAAAAGTAATTTATCAAAGACGTATATCCCGAATGGAAAGGCAGAAGAGTTCATAAAGCAAGTAGGATCAAATGAGCACTTTGTAAATATGTTTGTGGCAGCAAACGGAGTAGGTAAAAGCGCTGCCGGAGCTAATATGGTTACAAACATAGTTTTTGGTCCGCAATCAGAATGGTTCCAACATCCTTTGTTTCAGAAGTGGCCTTATGAAAAGAGAGGCAGAATCATATCAGACCCGACTACAATCAAAGAAAAGATTATCCCTGAATTAAAAAAATGGTTTCCAGTTAATGAAGCAAAGAATATACCAGATGCAAACTTTGAGGAATTAAAAGAAGGCAAGAGCTATACCAGAAAGCTGACGACGAATACTGGATGGACAATAGATATTATGTCCACTGAACAGGATGTTAAAGAATTTGAATCAGTCGACTTGGGGTTCGTATGGATAGATGAGCCAATGCCTAAAGATAGATTCATGGCAACGCTTTCTAGGGGACGAATGGGAATGATCATATTTTGGACATTCACCCCGCTAACATATTCTGCTTGGATTAAGGATTGGATGGATACAAATACCGGAGAATTAGCTCAGTATGTTGAAGCTGAAATGGAGGATCAATGTCTAACGCATGGCATAAGGGGAATATTAGAACATTCAAACATTAAAAGAATTGCAGATTCATTTCCAGAAGATGAAAAGTTAGCTAGGGTATTTGGAAAGTTCGGGCACTTACTGGGAAGAGTTCATAAGGGATTTAGCAGAAAGATTCATGTGATTAAGCCGTTCCCAATAGATGAGGGTAGATACACGACTTACATGGCATTAGATCCACACCCAAGAGTCCCAGATCACGTCTTGTGGCTAAGTGTAGATAAGAACGGAACTAAAATAATTACATCAGAGTTAATCAGTGATGGGTTAGTAAAAAGATTATCAGAAAGAATCAAGGCCAACGAAAGGGCAATGAACTACAGAGTTGAAGCAAGAATAATCGACCCATCGGCATTTGTAGACGATCAGCACAGAGAAGAATCAAGCGTCGGTTCACAGTTGTTTGATATCGGAATGCACTTTATAAAAGGTTCAAAAGATTTAATGGCCGGTATCAAGCGAACAAACGAAGCTCTTGATTACGANATGAAGGGNGGAAAGATGTTTAGACCACCAGAGTTGTACATNTTTGATACTTGTCCGATAACAATTAAGCAGTTAGAGGAATACACATGGAGTAACTGGGGTGGTCGGAATGCAGACGAAAAAGAATTGAAAGCTAGACCACGCGATGTAAATGACCATAATATCGAGAATCTACATAGACTACTTATGCATGAACCTAAACATATTGATTACAGTTTCAGAGAATCGAGTGCAGTAGTTGGTTCTAATGAGTTAAACGTTTCCGATTTCGATCCCTATCGATAAAAATTATGTACTACAAAGAAAAAAGATATGAGATAGATAAAAAGACAGGTTGTTGGAATTGGTTGTTATCAAAGACTAATGATGGGTATGGAGTTCAATGTATTGAAAAGCAAGGCATTAAGAAAAGAATCTGGTTAGCCCATAGGGTATCTTATGAACAGAATGTCAGCAAGATTCCCAATGGACTATGTGTTTTACACAAATGCGATAATCCACCTTGTGTAAATCCGAGTCATTTATTTTTAGGAACTATACAAGATAACATGAAAGATAGAGATATGAAGGGGAGAAATGCAGACTTTAAAGGATCGAACAATGGCCGAGCTAAATTAAAAGATAACCAAGTAAGGACCATTAGGAGATTATATTTGAGAGGGGGTATTAAACAGGTTGAATTGGCAAAGAGGTTTGGTATAGATCAAACAAGTGTATCAGATATTGTAGTAGGCAAAACTTGGGGGTGGTTATAATTAGTTGCCGGTTGATGGGGACAATCGTTCAGTGACAAGACTGCGATGTTCAATGGGGGATACAAGATAATATCTTGATCTATTGCCCCCACCAATCGGTAACAAAACACTTTGAAGATTTCAGTGCTTAGGAAAATGCAATACAACAAGGCGAATATCTTAGTTCTACAGTTCGAGTATGTGTTTCAATATTTATTCAGCCAAGATGGAGAGATATATCAGGATCATATAAGTTTAGTCCCCGGATTGTATAAACGGATTCTTTGGAAGTTAGGAATAATTAAAAGCCCATATACACAGCAGGAGATTGAAGATGGCGAGAAAGCTTTACTATCCGGTGCCATGAAGACCTATGACACGATTAATGCCCCAGATTATAGGGTTAAACGCCTTGAGGCAATACGAAAAGCTAAGAAGAAGGCCAAGCTAGCCAAGAAAGATAAAAGTTGCACCTGGCAGACTACAGAGGCCAATGACGGCAAAATGATTTATTGGTGTATTACTCACGGAATCGGAGTCTCAATGGTAGACGGAGAACAACCAACCCATAAATAAAAATGCCAAAAATCACTAAAGATATTCTCAAGAAAATTAAATATGAAGATGTTGAGCGTGAAATAGTTGAGGATGATGAGATTGTGATGGACAGTATCTCTGCTGCCAAACAGAAAAGAATCATCGCTCAAATCAACTCTGAATATGATATTGCCTATTCGCATAACGAAGCAAAGCGAGCTACGATGTTGGCTCGTTTAAAACTTTATAATAATCAGCGTAGAGAATCATCTTCAGTTGGAGATCCACTAATGTTTACAGTTCACAATACGATTCTGGCTTCACTCTATGACGATAGGCTTCAAGCTCGTTGGGAGGGTCGTGGGGGTAAGGGCGATGATGACGTCGAAGAGAATCTAAATGCTCTCGCAAGCTTTGACTACGACATAATGAGTAAAGATGAGCTAGATTATAATTGGGATTGGGATACTTGTTTCTTTGGACGAGGATTAGTTTTAATGAATGAGTTTGATAGGAGTGAAGGAGTGATGGCACCTGTTCCCGAACACATACCGGCAGTCACATGGATAAGAGACCCAAGAGCTGTATCTGTAAATGGCAACATGCAAGGCAAGGGCGCGATGAGATTCGGAGGCCATGAGGTCGGAGCTACCTATTGGGAGTTAAAAGACCTCCCGGGATATTTTAATATTGAATTACTACAAAAAGATAAAGAAATTAGATCATTACTTCAAGAGACAAGAGAAGCTTACAATTCTGCTCAAGGTCGTGAGAATTTCCCTCAGAAAGAAGAGACATTAGGGAAGAGAGAAAATTATGAGTTCAACTTACTCAACTGGTTTACTCATATTAATGGCAAGAAATACTTAGTTACACTGGGTAACAACCGAACTTTATTAGTCAGATTACAAGAGATAAAGACTGATAGTGGAAAGAGGTGGCCTATCCTAGATAGAGTCCTTTACCCAATGGCTACTGATTGGGATGGAGTTTCTATTCCTGATTTAACCGAAGACAAACAAAGAGCTAGGGCCGTACTGCTGAACATAGGCTTGCAGTCTGCTAAAGCTGATGTCACCCCGACATACCTATTCGATCAGACTAGAATCAAGAATAAAAATGATTTAAATTTCAAGATTAATAAGTTCATAGGTGTTGATGGCCGAGTAGATAATGCAATCGCTCCAGTTCAGAAATCCACAGCCCATCAATATGTAAGTTTAATAATGGATGTTTTAGACACTGCTGCACAGAGAGCTACTGCTACACCTGAGATACAGCAAGGTGTTGTGTCGGATGAGAAAAGAACACTAGGTGAGCTCAACTTAGTGTCATCTAAAGTTGATACGCGATATTCAATGAGTGCAAAGATATTCGGATGGAGTGAAAGAGCTTTTTGGAGACTATGGTATCAACAATATAAGATATATTTCAAAAATGAAATCGATGAAAAGGTCATTAGGATTCAAGGTGCAATGGCTCCTATTTGGAGACCGCTACTCAGAGAAAATATAATCGCTAATGTAGATCCTGATGTAAAGATTGAGTCTAAGGTTATTTCAGATGCTAAGAGATTAAGAGAACAACAAGCATTCGTACAGTTCGCTGCTCTAGCACTCCAAGACCCCGAGAATAACAGAAGGTTTATACAAAAGAGACTAGGTAAATTACAAGGCTTAACCAAGGAAGAGGTCGATTTAACATTCCCATTAACTGTCGATGAAATGCAAGCTGAGGAAGAAAATCAACTACTGAACATGGGCAAACTACCCAAAATAGGCATTCAAGATGACCATCTAACCCATATAGACATTCACTCAAAAGCCAATCAGAACGCACAATCAATAGCACATATCAGAGCGCACAAAAAATTAATGGTTTTAAAGAGGAATAGACCAGACTTATTCCAACCCCCGCCAGTCCCAGGATTCGAGAACAGTAACCCAGGCGCATCAGGCCAACCAGTTCAGCAACCTTCACAGATGGCTAAACCCCCAGCCCAACCATAATGGCTAAAGAACAAGACAAACAAGAAATACTAAGACAAGGACAGTCGACAGAGTTCTGGAGATTGATATTAGAAGTATTAGATCAGAACGTGGAGAACCTTAGGGCCCAACAAGATAGTGAGGATTTTAAAGAATTATCCAACGAGCAGTATAAGATTGAGAACGAATTATTAAAAGCCAAGATTAAGTATAATCAGAAGTTGAAGGAACTGCCGAATACGTTAATAGCCCATCTACAAAGCCCGAATCAAGAAGTAAAAAACTTCGATCCGTATTATGAATAATAAAAACTACATAAAAGAAGGGTATAAGAAAAATAGGTATGCAATTAACAATAAGACTGGTTGTTGGAGTTGGTTGCTAGTTAAGAATAAAAAGGGATACGGTCAAGTTGGGTACTGTGGGAAGATATGGCAAGCACACAGGCTTAGCTACATAAAGTTTGTCGGGGAAATTCCAAAGGGAATGTGTGTATTGCACAAATGTGATAATCCATCTTGTGTTAATCCTGAACACCTGTTTTTAGGGACCGATGCCGATAATGCGAGAGATAGAAAAGCTAAAGGGAGAAACGCAGATTTTAGGGGTAGTAAAAATCCAAATTTTAGGGGCGGTAGAGAGATCTTTGCTTCTGGCGGGTCCTAGACACGCCAGATACAAAGCTCTTTCGCAAGGGCCTAATAACTGATGTCCGGTATATGTGTTTATTCGCCGTTTCACATATTCCGAGTATCTGAAAAATCATGGCAGAAGAAAAGATAGTATCCGATCTTGGAGACGAGGAACTTCAAAAGGAAGTCGACCTAGAGAAGAAATCCGACAAGGTTGAGGTTGATGACACCACAACAAAAAAAGAGGAGTCAAAAGAAACAGTCGATAAAAAAGAAGAGGAAGTCGATGAGGTACTTGATGATAAAGACTATGAAGTTCCCATGCGTAAAAGCGTGGCACAACATATTATTGCTCGTCAAAGTAAAACCATCGAAAAGCTAAGGACTAAGGATGAGAAAAAGATTGAAGTCGATGTTGACAAAGATGATGATAAGGATCTCGACATCGATGCCCGTATAGATAAAAGGTTAAAACCTATTATCGATAGCGTGGTTTCTCAAGCTGACGAGGGTGAGCTTGGACAATTATATTCATCTGAACCCGAAGCTAAGAAGTTCGATAAACTGATTAGGAAGTACATGGGACACGAAAGTTATAAAGGTGTTCCACCATCAGTTATTTATCACCATTTGGCGTTTGATATGGCCAAGGCCGCCGGTGCTAAGAAAAAGAATGTCGCCGATGTCGAGGCTAAGCAAACTAAGGGTGGCGGTAGAAGTATAGTTAGTAAAGGTGGCAATTCAAAAATGCCTACCACTGAAGAGATTGATGATATGTCAGATATAGAACTCGAAGCCTTACAGCATAGAGTTTTGAAAGGAGATTTTAAAGCAGACGAATAATACATGGGTTGTCGCAAACTTATGTAGGTCTAATGAGAACCTTAATCTCATCAAATGGCGAAGTGGAAATGTGTTCTTTCACAGCTTGATAGATTATTAAGTTTTGATAAACATAATACCACTACAGCACAAATTTACGGCAGACACAACACTTACCCAGGTTACTGCTGCGGTTAATAATTTTTATGACCGCACAATGTTAAAAGCAGCCCGACCTCTTTTAGTCCATACCAGATGGGCACAGGTCAGAGACATACCCAGGAACAACAGTTTAGTAATTAAGTTCCGAAGATATAGCTTGCTTTCAGCAGCTACCACAGCTCTGTCCGAAGGTGTAACTCCTTCTGGTTCACAGCTTTCCATAACGGATGTTTCAGCAACTGTGGCCCAGTACGGGGATTTCGTAACCCTAACTGACCAATTGGTTTTCAGCACCCTTGATCCAGTATTAACCGAAACAGCCGATGTCCTTGGACAACAGGCCGGTAATAGTTTGGACCAGATTTGTAGAGATGTAATAGTTGCGGGTACCACGATCCAATACGCCTCATCTGCAACTACAAATGCCACAATAACGGCATCCATGAAGTTCACCAGAGCCGAGGTAAAAGAAGCAGTCAGAACCTTGCAGTCGAATGATGCAAGAAAAGTTACCCGAATGGTTAATCCCGCAAATGGATTCAACACTTCTCCTCTTAATGCCTGCTATGTGGGTATTATTTCAGAAGATTCTCTCTTTGACCTCAAAGATGAGTCAGGTTGGACTCCAGTTGAGGAATACGCAAGTCAAAAAGATGTCATGGAAGGTGAAGTTGGAAAATTGGATGAGGTTCGATTCGTAATGACTACGAATGCCAAAACTACTTCTTCAACTGTTACTGTCCATACTTCTTTAATAATGGGCATGGATTTCTATGGCATTTCAAGAGTCTCAGGCGAGGCAATGCGAAACATTGTCAAACCCCTTGGTTCTGCCGGAACTGCTGACCCATTGGATCAGAGACAGACTTCAGGATGGAAAGCGACTTTTGTTGCTAAAATCTTGAATGAGAATTTCGCAGTCGCGGTTCGTCATGCGGTGTCATCCTAATAACTAGCCAGTTCTAAAGCAACCCAGTTGCTTATGGAGTCACCTAGTTTTAGAAAATTATGGTCAAAGTATCTAAGCTGAAAAAAGCTAAAGAGAAGGTTGAGGAAAGGCTGGAACAGTTAGTCCCGACTCCTGTTCCAGTCGATGAACCTAGATTAGAAGTATCCCCTCAATTGGAGATTAAGAAAGCTGAGGAAGTTGATTACTTGCAAAAGTATCAATACAAGAAACAGACTAAGTTTGGGAGTCCTGAAACAAATCCTGCGCCTGGTAGTAAAGCGGAGATAATGAAGAAAAATCTTTTGGCTCAACCAAAAAATAGTATCTTCATTCCGCTTGAACAGGGACAAGATTCTTCAGTAAAACTTTCCGTAACTCTGAATGGCTATCGATTGGATTTGCCAAAACAAGTCTACCTCGAACTACCATCGCAGATTTCGGAAGTTATTATGGAATCCCTAAGACAACAGACAGAGGCTCTAAAACCATACAGGATTGATGGAAACAAAGATAAGGAAAACGCACTTAGCTAAGTCGCATTAGCTAAAAATTAACCATAGCTTAACAAAGCTATAAAATAAGATGGCCGTAACAAGCACACAATCGAAAGCCCCAGCAAGTGTTTCTAATTTCGCCGTGGGTAGATATTTAGATGATGGAACTGCCGCCGCATTCACCATCACTACCGGATTCCAGCCGAGATATGTAAAAGTTGTTAATGTTGATGAGGATACTGACGGAGAGAGTTTAGAGTGGTTTGAGGGTATGGCTGACGCTTCGGCAATTCTAAGAGTTGCCGCAGGAACTACCACAATTATAACCACGCTGGGTATCACCCCAACAGCAAAGGGATTTACAGTTGGAATACAGACTGATGTGAATGTAACCAACGAACAAATTTCATGGTTAGCAATCGGTTAAATTAAAATGTGACCGCTCTAAGTCGCATTAGAGCAAATAATCCGGTCAGTGCGTCACACACTTCTAAGCCGGATAAAACAAAATGTCTGAATTTAAAAGAGATATTGCCATAGAAGTACGAAGACAGCTTTTAAAACCTGAGTTCGACTCGAGAAATCGAAGCCGAGATTTCTGGGTATTAGCTGCTGACGCAACTGACTTCGGCAAGTTCGTAAATGAACATCCTGCCTATGAGGATGGCGTAGCCGCAGTCCACACCACGATGGCCTTAGCTGATGCAGCCGCTAGAGCTGGTGTCGGTGATAGGGTCCACGTTTTGGAGGGTTATACACAAACCCTTACCGCAGTTCTTTCGTTAAGCACTGCAGGCGTTTACTGGCTAGGACACGGTAATGCCGGAACTAAACCAACCATTACTGTAAATTCTGCTGAATGGGGTATTGCATTAGCAGGTAATAACATCGTATTCGATAACTTCCATTTTGCAGCTCCCGGTACGGATGCCGCAAAAGCAATGGTTCGTATTGATGATGATATTACTGGAGTTACGATTAAGAATCTTACCGGTGTAGGTTCTAACGAAGCTAATAACTTTGTGAACTGTATCGTTATTGGTTCTAGAGCGCATAACCACAAATTAGAGAATATTAGGCTAACTACTAGCAAGAAACTAGCTGTTACTAATTTCTTGAACTTTGAGGGAACAGTATCAATCTCAACTATCGGAGGATTCTACGCTGTCGGTTCAGTAGCTACGGCTGGAATTTCTGATGCTACAAGCGCTGTTGTGTATAATGCCGATTGGAATGATCTTAGGATTGCTGTCGGAGGTTCAGCCAAGCCGGCAGTTACTATAGATGCAACTGGCGGAGATGCTTCGAATGGTATGCTTACAAATTCTCATCTTTCAGGTACTCACACTACACTAGCCAATAATGGTCAGTTCGTAGGTGACTGGAGATTGAGTCAGGTGTATTTGAATGAGGCCACTGGTAATCTCAGTCAAGGTGCTCTTATACCTGCTGCGGACACAGACTAATCTGTTTCCTAGTTCTTTTTTCTGGTTTTTCTTTACAAGTAAAAACCGGCCCTTCGGGGCAATAATATATATGCCAAAATCAGAATTTGTAATACCAGTTCCTCCACAATTAGCATTCGCTCACCAACCCGACGATGAACTAGAAGAATCAGAAAAAGATCCTCTACTAACTACGAAGGCCAATTATGAACCCTTGCCGACTATCGAAAAGTTAGTTGGTGCAGGAATCGAATACAGGCTAGTAGATGACAATGGGGTAACCAGGTACAAGGTAATCGGCCCAGCTGACTACGCACCTTCAAAGCAAGGTTGGTTCATATATCATGTTGGCAGAAAGTATCCACAAAGAGGGTTTCCATTCCCACATGCTTTAAAAGCCTGCGAGAAACCCAAGAGGTACCTAATGAATTGGATTAGTATTATAGCTAATAAAGATATGATATTGCCAATCATTGCCTTGGTCATACTACCCAAGAGAATACGGGGCAGAATACTGGATCGGTTTCTGATGCAGTATGTGGATTATGCCGATGGGTATCTGAAGCCTTATTACTTCGCTAATGAGTTTTACAGTCAGTTAGCTTTCGAAGTAAAAGTCTTTGTCCACCTATTCTTAGAAGGACTCGGAGTTTCAAATCAAACAGCTAACAGATTCGCATTTTCATTTGCAACTCTTATTGAAAACGACAGTGCTTATTGGTCAAGAATAATGGATCTTATGTCTGAAACGACTAAAGATAGGGTGTTAAAGAATCCAGTCAGAGAAGCTAAAAGATTAATTGAAATTCTAGCCAAGAGAGATGCCAGAAAACATCTTGTGGCTAAATTCAATAAATTTGCCCTCTTATTAAAGTACGGATTCTTCTTTATCCGAAATCAGTTCAAGGATGCATTAGAGGCAATTGATTTTGAGAAAATGCAGTACGAGGAATTAGACAGACAGTTCGTTAAACATTGGATAAGATACGATTTTTTTGGAAAGACTATCGAGGAGAGACTTGAGATGTATCCTCTCGATACTCACAAGAAAGAATACTTAAAATATGGAGAATTACAGTGAGTTTAAACCCATAACAAGTGGTGAAGAGTATCTTCAGAAGTATTGGGAAGGAGCACAGAATAAGTTTGTCCGTTATTGGGTGTACCTTAGAAAAGGCATGGGCTTATTTAATGAGTGGAAAAATTACATCATGTTTGCCTTTGCCGGATATTGGACAGTTAAGACATCAGATTTGTGGCTAGGTTACGGAGTATCTGATACATGGTTGATATTAGGCTTTATAATTGGAATACCTATTGGTTTGTTAGTTCTTTTATTTCTGGGTCATTGGGATTTGTATAGGGCTTCCAAGCCACAGGAATATATTAATGCTCAACATGGAAGCGTTACCGGTTATCAAGGATTTAATATTCAGATTGAAGTATTGAATAACCTAAGAGAAATAAATAAAAAACTAAGCAATGGCAAAGAAAATAACGATATTTAAGCCGCCGGATGAGATATTTCTATATCCTGCAAGTGGAAGACACCATATAATGCAAAACGATGCTTTGCAGATACCGACCAGTCAGCAAGATCCGATACCCCTAGTAGACTTAAAAAAAGGTATCAATGGAATTGAATATCCGGAGAAAGGTGGGTTACACGTATGGCTCAAGGGAATGAAGTATCCGCGTAAAGGACAAGTGTATCCTGACGCGCTGAAAGATCTTTACTATCCGAAAAGAATCTTAATAAATGCGCTAGGTTTCCTATCCGGCAAAGAGATGATTCCATTTCTAATCTTGTTCGGCTTAATGCCTAAAAAGATAAAAGGTAAGATACTGGATAGACTTATAGAAAAATATCTCGGCATAGTAGGTGAATTATTAATCAGCCACTACCTAAAGCCTAGGTTCTATACAACTTTCTGCAGAGGATTATCTCAGCCGATAATGTCTATCCTACAGGACTTCGGAGTATCAGAAATGAATGCAGCTAGAATGTCATTAGCGTTTATAACAATGCTTGAGTATGACGGAGCCTATAGATTGAGAGCAGAAGATATACTAAGCGAAACTACCAAGGAGAAGTTACTGTCAAATCCTATAGGAGAAGTTCAAAGACTGATAAAAATATTAGCTGAGAGAGATTGGACTAGGCCACACTTAGTCGAAAAGTTCAATGGTTTCGCCAAGTTACTGAGGTTCGGATTCTTCTTTGTAAAAAAACCATTTCGAAAAGCTTTATCACTTATAGATTTTTCAATGTTACAGCTCGACAAGCTGGACAGATACCAGGTAAGACATTGGAAAGGATATAACTGGTTCGGAATGACACTTGAAGAAAGACGGAAGAAATGGCCTGAAAAGAAACTAATAGCCTATCAACTCATTAGAACAAGCGGAAATAAAAAATTAATTAAAAAAAATGGCAAATCAATATAAATACAAGATACTTTTAGACTCAGTTTCATCATCTCAGACTGGCGGTACAACCGGAGTGTCAGGGTATAAGAAAGTTGGTTTTCAATTTAAGCTAGCAAATGTTGTTAGTGGAAATGGAATATTTAAAGTCCAAGGAACTACGAATGGCGCTGATTGGACATTCTTAGCTCTTATAGACAACCTGCCTAATGCAATTTCTGAAGGACAAACTAGGGTTCTTTCAAAAACACTTTCTGCAAATAGCAATGTTATCATGTGGATTGACGATAGTTTACCGCTCATGGCGATTAGGACATCAGTTACTAAAACTACCGACGGATCTTACTCAGCTTATTTGATAGCTTCGGAATAAACTAAAAAAATGAAAGGACACTTTACTCCACATACTGAAGAAACAAAATTTAAAATTAGCTTAGCCCGACTTGAGACTTGTAATAAATAATGGGATTACATTATGCAGTAAATGTCACCGATCAATCAGTCGCAAAGAAACTAATTATCAGGATTTGTTTAATACAATTCTTGAATTAAAAAATGACTGGCACAGAATTAGCGGCACTTATTAGATATCGCACCAAAACAAACTCGACCACTTTCACTACAAGTGATATGAGTCCTTTGGTTAGCGTGTTCAAAAACGAGATAGCTTCTCAAATAGTTGACAGAGATTCTAAGCATTTCCTAATACCATCTACATTCAATTTGGTAGCCGATCAAAGGGAGTATTTCTTGGGGGATGATTTACTAAATCGACTTCACAAAGTTGAGATTAAATTCGTTTCTACCGATTCCCGATTCCCAGCTAAGGCAGTCAAAGACTATTATGGTTCAGAAACAGAAAGCGAAATAGTCAAGAGTTATTCCAATAGTGAAGGTGAGTTTGGTTATACGATTAGACGCAGAGCTATATTTATTCTATCCGGAACGATTATTGCAGTTACGAATGGTGTGAGAATTTGGTCTCACATATTCCCAGCCGACCCATCTTTGACTGGTTCAACTGATTTAGCCACGGACCCGTCTACAACTACTTTTGGATTCCCCAGGCAGTTCCATGAGTTATTAGCTCGAAGAGTGTCTATCGAATACAAGTGTTCTCAACCCAAACCATTAACTTTAAGCAAGAAAGAATTAGATTACGAAAAAGATTTAGAGATTCAACTAAACGCAATTTCAAGGAATGATAATAGTCTTGAGATTATAGGAGATCCTTTGCCGTCGCAAGAAACTGGTAATGATGGATATTTATATTAGTGACAAAATGAGATTATGAATCATTTTAATAAAGGTAGAAAACCATCTTTAGAAGCAAGACTAAAAATGAGAGTAGCTAGGCTAGGAGTTACGCCTTGGAATAAAGGTAAAGTCTGTTCTATTGAAACTAGAACAAAAATATCAAACTCACAGAAAGGTAGGAAACCAACATTACTACAGTTAGCAAGGGCGCGAGAAGTAAATATGGGTAACAAGTATTCTTTGGGTGTTATTCATTCAGAAGAAACAAAGAGGAAAATAGGTATGGCTGGAGTTGGTAGAAAAGCATCTCTGGCAACTAGAGAAAAAATGAGCCAAGCACAGAGAGGAGAAAATCATTATAGATGGAATCCCAATAGAGAAGCAGTTAGGCGAGATTTAAGAAATGATCCCATCTATAAACAGTGGAGCAAATGTGTAAAAAGTAGAGACTTTTGGAAGTGCAAAATTAGTAACAAAGATTGTAGCGGAAAAGTCGTCGCACACCATATCCTACCTTGGGCAAAATTCCCAGAACTAAGATATGAAATTAACAATGGCATTACGCTATGCCACACTCATCATCCTAAAAAAAGGAACGATGAGATAATATTTGCACCAGTTTTTCAAAAAATGGTATCGAATATTCTAGCGAATTAAATTGCCTACAAGTGAAGCATTGCCATCAAACAACCCAACAGAAGAAGCTCTGCCCAGAAACGGAACTAACCAAGGTCAATTCGGAATAGGCATGTTCGGAGTTGCCAGGTTTGGAACTACTACGGGATATGTAAATACCAAAGAGGCTTTACAGACCAACAACCCCACAGAAGAAGCATTACCAACTAATCCATAAAATGAAAAAATACTTAAAAAAATTAGTACTGATATTAATTCCAACCATTGCTTTTCTAGCCATAGTAGGCATTGTTTGGGCCGCTAACACATTCCCTTCGGTTTTAAATGACTGGGAGGATGGAGATATAATCCCTAGCGAATGGGCGGACTCACTAGAAGATAAGATTGGTGTTACAGGATCGTCAGTTACATCCTCGCTAGACTACAGAGTCAGCAATCTAGCCTCTCTTTCTCAAGACGAAACCGTTACAGGCTCTTGGACATTTAGTGCCTCACCTAAAGGATTCTCTGTAAGTAACAGCGCTTCTGTTTCTGCAAACTTCGAAGTTGTTGGTTATGCTTCCGCCTCTTTCTTTAGAGGCACTGCCTTCAACATTACTGGTAATGAGTGTTCCGATGCAGGAGATACATTAGCTTGGAATGCAGGGACTTTTACTTGCGGGACTGACAGTGGTGGAACTTCGGGCAGTAACAATCAAGTTTTAACTGATGACGGAGCGGGGGGATTAGTAAGTGAATCCAATTTAACTTTCAGCGGTTCTTTGCTGAGTATAACTGGCGCAGCTTCAGTCTCCAGTATTTTCGAAGTTGGTACCTATGCCTCTGCCTCAGCATTTCTCGGTACGGCCTTTCAGGGTGTCGGCGACTGTAATGATGCAACCGAAGCTATTGCATGGACTACTACCGGAGTATTCAACTGTCGTTCAGTTCAAGATCTTGATGCGACCCTTACGGCTCTAGCCGCCTACAATACAAACGGTTTACTTACGCAGACAGCCGCAGATACATTTACAGGTAGAACAATAACCGGAACGACAAATCAAATTACGGTTACTAATGGAGATGGTGTGGCCGGCAACCCAACCCTATCTATTCCGATTCTGTTAGTTGGCACAGGAGCATCTTTCTCTTACGGAGAATTTACGGTTCAGGCATCTGCCTCATTATATACCGGCTTGGCTTTTGGGACTCCACAAATTGATTGTAATGATGATGCTGACCAGCTCCTGTGGTCTGCTGGATTGTTTACTTGCGAATCTTTGGCCGATGCGGATATACCAAATACTCTTTCTATGACTGGAACATGGACAACTACTGGCAATCTGACCATAGGTGATGGCGGAGATGACGTAATTATTAACTCTGATACTTGGGACACAGATTCGCTTGGGGCATTTACCGGAGTTACGGGAATTACTTCAACGGGGATTATTGATTTTGGTTCAGCGACTTCATTTGAGATACCCAATTCTGCCGGAGCAGGAACAATAGACACTACTGGAGAAATTGGAATTAATACAACCTCCAGTTCTCTTAACTATTATGACGGCACAAGAGAAGTAGTTTTAGGGCCATTTGATAAATGTTTCGCCTACTCTCTTGATGGAACAGATTTAAGTGCTAATAGCCTATTCGCCGTTTGGACTGCTGACGAACCATATACCTTGGCTTTAGTCACTATGAAAGCATCCGGCTCAAATTCGGCTACATGGAACTTATCTTATGGATTGACTACACCGACTACGAGTATATTTTCTGCCTCTAAAAAAGCATCCGGATCAGCGTTGATTAGATATACAACATTTACTAATTCAGCCATACCTGACGGGAGTACAGTTTACGCCCAAGTTTCTTCAGCTTCAGCAACATTAGATGATGTATTGGTTAGAGCTTGTATGTATAAAGCAGCACCTTAATATGAATAAAATAATTTTATGGTTTAGAGAAAAAATTAATGACTTCCATTATAAAATATGGAGGAATTTAAACTACTAAATCACTAATTTAATGGATTATATACCTACATGGGTGACATGGATAATGATTTCATTAATTAAATTAACAGGGTTTATATTTAAGTTTTTGATATGATAGAAAATATCTGGTTAAAAATTAAAATCGGATTTAAAAAAACTTGGAAATGGATAGCCGGGATATTTATAGTTGGAGCGTTCGCTATGAATATCCCTCCGCAGGGAGCTGATCCAGTTCCTCGCCACTTTGCCGAGATAGATGCTAACGGAGTTGTGTTAAGAGTAATTGCGGCTGACCAAGCATTTATAAATTCAGGCGTAGTGGGCAACCCAGCTAATTGGATTCCTACCGAAGAAGGAATTAAGAAAAATCCGGCAGGAAAGGGCATGACGTATAACCTTAGCTTAGATGCTTTTATTGGGCCTAAACCATACAATTCTTGGGTACTAGATACGAATACAGCCCTGTGGAAAGCCCCCAAGAGTAAACCTGGAGGAGTAAAGTACGAGTGGAATGAATCAATTAATAACTGGGAGAAGATACAGTAAGAAAATAAACTAATATGAAAATACTAAACATAATTTTAATTTTAATATTTACCATAACTCTTAGTTTTGGTTTTCAAAC